GGTTCAGGCCAACACGCCATCCAATAGCTTCGGCGTCATCACGAACTCGTGGGCAACCATTGAGACGGTCTACGCATCTGTGCGGACGCTATCTGGACGTGAAGCCGAGGATGCGAGCAAGCCCGAGGGTGTGTACACGCACGAGTTCGTCATGCGATACCGCGACGATCTGGGCAATGCCGATACACAGATGCTCAACAAGTACCGCCTCCTGTTTCGTGGCGACCAGTATGACATCCGTTCGGTGGACAACGTAGACTTCCGCGACAAGATGATGGTCGTCAAAACGGAGCGGCAGACGTAGATGGTAAAGGTCGAAGTCAAGGGACTTGAGAAAGCCCTGCGTGACATTGAAAGCTACACGGAGGATGTGAAGGCGCGGGTCATTCAGGAGATCAACACGACGAAGCAGCTCGTCCGAAACGATGCCATCCAAAATGCCCCGGTCAACAAGCAGAGCGGCAGCGGCATGGGTGCGCGTGGCAGTTCGCTTCGCCGGATGATCGTTGCCGAGCCGACCCGCAATTACGAAGCATACGTTGTCAGCAAAGCCAAATATTCGGAGTTCGTCGAGTTCGGAACGGGTATCTACGGGCAGAACCCGAAAGGCGGTCATCGAACAACGCCGTGGGTCTACTACAACGAGGCCACGGATTCCTTCGTCCTGACCCGTGGAAATAAGGCGCAGCCCTTCATGGTCCCTGCTGCCGAGGCCAACCGCGAAGATCATCGCCGCCGCATGAGCGCAGCCCTGAAAAAGAAATGAACGACCCTCGAAAAGCAGTACAGGACGCCATCTGGACCCTGCTCAATGGAGCAAGCGTCACGGCCTACGTCAACCCGCCCGAAGGAGTCAACCCTCCGTATACGGTTTTTGGGGATGCGACATTCATTCCGGGACCGCTCACAACGAAGTCGAGCGAGGGAGCCGAGGTGACGCACACCTGCGTATCGTGGGCAACGGACCCCAACACGGCACAGGCGAACGCTTCGACGGGACTCGCCGCCCTGACTGATCGTGACGTTACGTGGACAGTTACCGGGTGGGAGGTGTCGGACGTATACCCGGACTTCGGCGGTCCCATCCTGCGCGATGACATGAGGCCGAACGCCGTCTATTGGGGAGTGCCGTACCGCATCCGGCTGATCTTGCAGCAGACAGCATGACGGTGCGGCGGCTCGGCATACTGACCGCCATCTGGAAACGCCACACCCTGACTGCCCTCGTACTGGATCACGTTGCGGCATGGGATATACCCGGCGTGGATTGTGTTCACTTGGCGGTAGGTAGCGAGGGAGGCAAGAGCCGCAAGATCGCCGAGGCCGCAGGATGGGAGTACGTGGAGCATGAAAACCTGCCGCTCTCGGATAAGTGGAACGCCGGGATGCAGCAGCTTGCGGGTCGCGTTGATGCCGTTCTCATCATCGGTTCGGATGACATCATGACGCAGCGAGCCGTTGAGTTGTGCCTTGACGAGATCAAGGCCGGGGCCGATGTCGTGGGTCTTGAGGATCTGTTCTACTACGCCACGGCAACGGGGCAGGCATACTACGGGGAGCGTCACCATCCGGGAGCCGGGATGGTCGCAAGTGCCGAGGTATTGGATCGCGTTAATTGGAAGCCGTGGGATTCTGGGTTAAACAGAAACCTCGACCGAGCGTATACCAACCGACTGCAAACCAAAGCACACCCTTGCAAGTTTAAGTATATCGCAAACTGCCACGAGCGAGCCGCCGACTTGGTGGATATAAAGACGGGCACGAATATGTGGACCGTCGAGCAACTGGCAGAAGCAACGGGCCGCGTTTATCCCGTGGACTCGTTTGTTTTCGAAAACACGTTTCCCGACCTACGGGATAAACTAAAACAACAGGACAATGGCAAAGAATAAATCCGCACGGGATTACTGGCTTTACGTTGCGACATCCGCACCGACAGCCGCAGCCGAAGCCAACGATGCCGCCTATGCTCTCGTAGGTCTGGCAACGGAACACTCGCTGTCGCGCTCCCGTGGCGCAATCGACGTATCGACGAAGGACAACGGTGATGATTCTGCGTTCATCGCAGGACGCCGCAACCAGACCGTCTCCATGTCGGGTATCTTCGACCACACCGAAGATGCCGGATACACGAAGCTGTCGGACGCTTACGAAGCGGCCAACGGCACGGTCTACTTCCTGCTCACCTCGACCAACACGGGTGATACGGAATGGCATGGTAGTGGCGTCATTACCGATTTGTCGCTTACCTTTAGCGATGAATCTCCGTCCACGTTCTCCACGACCATTCAGGTTTCTGGCACGTTGACGGAGGCAACCGGAACGTCCAGCTAATCTTGAGTGACCATGAAAAGCAACCATCCTGAAGCCGTAACCATTGAAGTCGACGGAAACGAGTACACTCTCAAACTCGGACCCGCCGCTTTTCGGATTGCGGAAATCAAACACAACGTCACCTTCACGTTCGAGCAGATGAGCAACCCAACGCTCGCCGACCTTGCACGTATCGCGTATGTCGGCTGTCTGGTTGATACGCCGAACTTGAAGGAGGAGAAGTTTCTGATCGGCATGGCGAACTCGGACGAGGGAGCAATCCTCGCATCCGTAGGTCGCGCCCTTCGCCGCATGACGGATGGCCTTGCTTCCGTGGGAGAAACTGATGAGGGAAACGGGAAGCCGGGGGAGTAAATCCCTCGGCTCCCTTTCCTGACTTGGTAGCCATCGACAAGATGTGCGCCGCGTATCTCGGGATGACTCCATCGCAGGTCGATGAGTGTTCGTTCCGGGATGTGAATGTGATGCTCGCGGGCGTCATGGAGCGCACCAAACAGCAGGAGGACTTCGAGTGGCAGCGGACCCTTGCGATAGCGCAGCAACTTGAGAACCTGATGCTGTTCCGGGCGGGCAAGCGGCAGAAGCCGCTCGACCATATGTACCGCCAGATCAAGAAACAGGAAACGCCCACGATGCGGCTTGCTGAATATCAGCAACTGCGGTCAAGGGCAAAAGCAATACTCGAAGATGGCTACGGTCGCACAACTTGACGTCAGAATTGGAGCAGACATTCAGTCGTTCCAACAGGGCATGGCGAAGATGCAAAACCAACTGGCACAGGTTGGGTCCAATCTTCGCAACACCGGGCGTCAGTTGTCCACCGCCATCACGCTTCCGATTCTTGGCATTGGGGCGGCTGCCGTAAAAGCCGCCTCGGATGCCGAGGAAATGAAGTCGAAATTCAACACCGTATTCAAGACGGTGGGCGGCGATGTGACGAGGCAGCTTGACGCCTTCGCTCGCGCATCCGGCAGGAGCCGCTACGAGTTGCAGGGAATGGCGGCGCAGCTTGGAGATATATTCAAGCCGCTTGGGTATACAGAGCAAGAGGCAGGCAATCTATCGGTTCAGGTTTCAAAGCTCGCCGTTGATCTCGGCTCCTTTAACAATATGCCGATGGACGAGGCCCTCGCTCGTCTGCGCGGTACGCTTGTCGGTTCGCACGAAAACGCCCTCGCGTTTGGCGTTGTCATCAACGAAGCGTCCTTGAAGCAGGAGTTGATGCGGATGGGCGCGGACAAGCTCACAGGCGCACAACTCAACCAAGCGAAGGTACAGGCACGGCTTAACCTGCTCATGCAGGGGACCACGGATGCACAGGGCGATGCGATCCGCACATCGGATTCCTTCGCCAACCAGTTCCTGCGGCTTAAAAACGCCACCTACGACCTCGGCGTTACCATCGGCGAATTGCTTCTTCCTCATGCGCGGAAATTGGTGGACACGCTGCAAGGCCTTGTTGATTATGTCTCCAATCTTTCCCCGGAAACGCAGACGCTCGCACTCCGATTTGCTTTCCTTGCGTCCGTTGTAGGCCCTGCCCTTTTTGCCATTGGGGGCATGGCCTCTGGATTGTCTGCAATTTGGCGATCGATGACGTTGTTGATGACGGTGGTAAACCCATACGTTGCGGCGGTGGCGGCTATTGCAGCTATTGCTTTGGTTATCATTCGTAATTGGGACGGCGTAAATGCAACGCTCGAAAATACAAAAAACAAACTCGGAGACGTTGTTGATGCCGTAGGTACTGGGTTCGAGGATTCGGTAGAGGCGGCATCAGAGGCGGCCGGATTGGCTCTAAATGGAAATTGGTCGGGTGCTCTCGACTTGATGGTGAAAACGACGAAGGAGAAAGTGGCAACGGTAGCCGGGAGCATTGCATCCCTTTACCTTGCAATGAACGGACAGACGGGCGGTGGATGGCAGAACACAACGCCTGACCCATTCGGCATCGGCTTCATGACCGCGCAGGCAACAACAGCCCTGCAAACATTTGCCACAGAAGTAGAGGCGAGAACGAATGACGTCAAGACTGATTTGGATGGGGTGGAAGTCTCCGCGATATCTGTCAAAAACTCCATCGAAGGACTTAATAAAATCAATCTTTCTGCATTTAAGCTGGAGGCCAGTACCGCATTTGCCACCGAAAATCTAAACACGATAGCAGCAAAGGAAAGCATTGATGCCCTGTTCGCTTCGATACCCAAAACTCTTGATGCCCCAAATTGGGACGTGATCCTTCCAGAGCCAGAAGATCAGATAACGGCACTTGCATACTGGAACAACTTCAAGCTCAAATTAACAGACGTAAAGAACGAAGCATATAACGTACAGCGGTACTTCAACGACATTTATTCTGCGCTCGGTATTCTGTACAATCAGAAAGTACCGGAATGGATGTCGCAGGGAATGACATGGGTGACTAATGCCGTAACGATGCTCCGGGCCTTTGAGTCGCTCGCCAAGTTGTTCGAGGCCGAAACGTGGACGAATATCGCCGGTGTCATCGGTGATTTGTGGGATAAATTCAAAGGGATTGCGTCCGCTGTTTGGGATTGGGTTTCTGGACTTATTGCTGCAAACACGGCAACCACCGGGTCTGCTATCGGGGGCGTGCTTACGGGCGGTGCAACGGGTGCGGATGCGGGTGCGGGTGCGGGTACAGCGGCAGGCGGCGGTGCGATGGCGGGTCTGTTAACCGGAATGACATGGGCAGGTGGTGCGGCAATCATCGGTGCGGGCATTAACCAGTTGATCCAAAACTCAAGGATTCAAGATCCGTGG